AAGAAGCGACCGCAATAGTCGTCAATCATTCTGCTCGTGGCAGTGATAGAGATTTCAAGCAGAGCATCATCGCTTGTATCAGTTATCGCTAGAGATGACTTTACTTCCGCGAGAGTTGCGTAGCCGTTGGTGATTGCCACTTGTTGTCCTCTTCTTTGGTTTCGATTGAACTGCTCTCTCTAATTTTGGAGTAGCAGTTGCAGTTTCCTTGCGCTTTAGTCGCGCCATGAGTCGTGATGTTCCTCTTTGAGCCAATAAGACTTTTGATGAGGCAAGATTGCGGCGGTATTGACATAGATTGGAAAGCCAAGAGATTTGATTCTTCGACAGAAAAGTAAGTCCTCGCCTATCCATTCGCCCTTGACAGGCCCATCCCAAAACCAGCACCAATCCTTGCCTTGATTAGGATCAGCATTGTCGCGTATAGCTTCAAGAACGCTTCGATGAACCATCAAGCATCCTGTGCCTGCGGCGTCAATCTCAAAGACTGAGTTCTTGTCATATTTGTAAAGCGGAAGAAATCCATTGGGTGAGTCTTGAAAGATTGCGGGAACAGGCTTTGGGTAAGGCTTGCCTGCAACGCCGAACCCCGCAAAGACTAGACCGGCAACGACAGGGCGTTCTTTGTCGTGTGCGGTTTCGCATAATCTGTCGAATGTAAGCACATCAAGTTGCTCATCCGAATCAATCATCAAGAGCCAATCTGAATCAGTCATTTCTAAGAATTGCTTGACGACTCGATTGCGCTGCTTGGAAAGTAAGCCTGAACCTTTAATGCGAACAAAAGGCCCAAGCCGTGAAGAACGTGCCGAGGCGAGTTGAATGAGGTGATAGGCGAATCCGCCATTGACCATCCCAGGATCGCACGACCCGATTGAAACTTTGTGACCTGATTTCATAAGTTCCCCCGAACTTTAGGAAGTGCAGAGACAATCAAGTCGGGGGGCCTTGACTGCCTCTGCACAATCTTGACTTCTAGTTAAAGACTAGAAGGTTGGTGCTGACAAGCCTGTTCCACTAATGATGGAAGCGGCAGTTGGGTAACGACCTGCGGTATAGGCAGCGTAACCATAAACAACGGTCTTGATGGTGAGGTTTCCTGCACCTGTCGCGTCATAGCGAAGAGTGAATGGAGAACCTGGTTGTTCCCAAAGGTGAGATTCGCCTGCGGTCACAACATAGATTTCATCTTGATTTGTTGTGGTGCCATAGGTTGTTCCGATGTTTGCATCGGTCACGATTGGAAGACCCATCATCTGATAGCCCGAATTTCCGTAAGCTGCAGCACCTGCACCGACACCTGAAGCGTTCGTTGGGCCATTAGCCGCAGGAACAACAAGTGGACGGTTTGTTGAATCAACCGCAGCGAGCAAGAATGCGAGGCGGCGTGGGTGCATTACGAAGTGAGTTGGGTTGTTGAATGAGTTTGTCTGAATTTGCTGAATTGCGTCAGCGAGCTTTGGATAAAGCAATCCGACTGTTGGAGCAGTTGAGGTGAAAGTGATTGCATTTCCACCTGCATTGCGAAGACCCTGAATCTGTCCTGCGTTGCCTGATCCATTGAGAAGTTGTGCATCAAGTGTGGTGTGCCAAGACTTGATGAGGTCTGCTGCTACAAATGCATCAATACCTGTTCCGCGTTCAATTGCTTGACGAGAAATATCTTGCTGACCGGCGATGGTGCGAACATTGATGGTCAATAGAGTGTCATCAACATCGGTTTCGCTGACTGCGTCGTTCTGTGTTACTTGAACGGCAGTTGACGAGCCTGTGGTCATGCGAGAGATATTCAAGGTCATTCCGCTTGGTGGAAGTGTCATCTTGTTTGTCACGAAGTCTGCGAATGGGCGTCCTGCACGAGCAAGAGGCGCTGCGAGGTCAACGAGATATTGTGGGATGACTAGACCTTCAAATTGCGCAGTTCCGACATCGCGGCGTTCGATTGACTCTTCGCGCTGATGGCGAGCGAGGCGCTCTTGTGCTGCATAGTCTGACTTGAACTGTGCGTTGTAAGCATCCTTGAAGAAGGAAGCATCTGAATCAGATGTGTAGGTGCGGGCTTCGCGTGTTACCTTGAAACCGCCGACCTTTGGTGTTGCGATGTCTGCTACTGCGGAGCGAGCTTCTGCGGCTTTCGCATCGGCTGCTGCTTGTGCAGTAAGTTTTTCAATCTTCTCATCGAGAGAACGGGATTCAGCGACTAGAGCATCAACCTTTGCGGTTTCCTCTGCGGTTAGATCGGTGCGGTTCTCAGCGGCAACTGCCTCAAGAACTGCATCCATTTCTGCCTTCACTGCATCACGGCGCTCGACTACTTTGTCAAGATATGACATTGAGTTTTGCTCCTTATGAGTTTGGTTGCGAGGTGGTGGCGAAGATGCTCACGGCGCTTCAAGGGTGTGAGGTTCGCTCCGACTTCAATCTGCTCGGATGAGCAGAAATCTATTTTGTTGCGTTAATAATTGCTTGAGCAAGGCGCAAAGAAATTTTGCGACCTTCTTCTTCACTTGGCGCAGGTAGCGGATTGATAGCGCGAAGTTCTGATGATTTATGACCAACGAGGGTTTCAGTCTCAACCCATCCATCGCGGAGTTCACGATAAACGCGAATTAAAATCGCAGGGTCGCCTTCTTCGGCGGTGATAGAGAAATCTGAATTTGGAATACCAAGGACGCCTTCACGCATAACATGTTCAATGCGACCTCGTGCAGTTCCGCCTGATGAATCCCATTCGACGAAGTCACCGACAACATCAACGGCGCGAGAAACTTCTTCAACAACATCTTCTTCGGGCATAATGCCAAGAAGTTGCTCAAGCATCGTCTTGCCTTCTTCAAGGTATTCATAGGATTCGTCAATCTTGTCAAGAATTGCTTGAACCACAATGAGAGATTCGCCGGTTACTTCACGGCCTTCTTTCATTGCCTTGATTGCTTCCTTGATATGTTCACGAGCTTCAACTGTGGTAGTTGGATAAGCAGGATAAGTCACGACTGAAACATCGCCATCTGCCAAGGAAACCTCGGTCAAGACTCGACGGCTTCTATCATCATTCCATTTTTGACGAATGACTCGAAAAGCAAATGACATCTGATCGACATCGCCACGCTTGACAAGTTCATAGATGTCTCGACCTTCTTGAGTATCTGCAAGGTCGGCATCAAAGCGCAATCCGCGCTCGTCTTCTTCAAGAGTAAGAGTTCCATTTTTCGTTCGCGCTAGTGGCAGACCTTCGTGATTGATAAGAAGGCGAACATCAGGTGTTTCACTTAAAGTCTTTCGGAATGCTCCTGGCGCAATGCTTTCCTTGAATGGAAGGGGAAGGCTTGAGTCGTTGAAGACTGCGGCATAACCTGAAAGGCGCATCCCGTCGCCATCTGCGCGAGCTTCTACATCGCGCACTGTGTAGGTGCGGCGTTCAATTTTCTTTGCCATTTTGCTCCTTGAATCGGCTTCAGCATTGAGGGCATCAATCTTGCGTTGCGCCCATTCCTGCGCTCTATCACTAAAGTTTGAATCTCCGCCCCACAACAACCAAGCAACGAGTCCTGCGCCTGGATATTGCGGATCAGATGAGTCTTTGTTCTTTGGCGCTTGGCCGTCAACTTTGTGACGAGCAAACCAAGGTGCCATCTTGCGAACTTTGTTTTCTGTGATTCGACCTGCTGCCATCTCGCGTGCTTCACGCTTTGTGGCATCTGTCAAACCATCTCCCCCAAAACCTTCACTTACATACTTCAAACCGCGAGCTGCATTGTCTCTAATGAATTGCGGTGCGCTCAAATCTACCTGACGAACTTCTCCGCCTGGCTCCATATCTTCAGAAATTGAAACTGCAACCATTTGGTCAATCGCATCTTGCTTGGAACTGTGGCATCCGATTGTCGTGTAAGAACCATCAGATTCTTCTTTGACTGTTGCCCATCCTTGGCAATCGCTTTGCTTGTCTGAAATGTAATATGGCATTTTTTGTCCTAAATCAGAAGCAGAACTTCTGCATCGTCTTCAAGTATTGAGAAGGTAATTTCTGCCATCGCTTGTGATCCGAGCAAACCAAGTGAGGCTCTTGCTCCTGCGATAATTGTTGAAACTTCAACTTTTTGTGGTGGCGTAGGTTGAACGAAGTTCGGTTGGACATAACTTGGCGAACCGATAGTTGAAGCGGCAACAGTTGGAGTGACAGGTTGCGTGTTGGCAGTGGCACTCAATGAGCCAAGAGGCGCATTGGCGGTGGCTTGAATTGTGTCTGCCGCCCTTGCCGTTGCAGTGAGGCTTCCGAGTGCGCCGGTTGCCGTCGCGTTATGCGTGACAAGAGATGTCGAACTTGATCCGAGACTTCCTAAATCTGCCGAAGCAGTAACAATGACAACAGGCCCAAGAAGGTCTGTGTTTAGAAGTCCTGAATCAAGAACAAATTGTGATGGCATTCTAAGAAGCCAAAGTCAACGATGCCGTTAGTGAGCCACTTGGAATGGTGTAAGTATCACCGGCAGTATAAGCATTGCCAGTGATAGTGCCACTGAATAAGAAATTGCCAGCAGAAGCATTATCCCAAGCAGTGAAATAAGAAGCGTCTTCAGAACCAGCGATGTTCGTCCAAGTGACTGCGGCATCAGAAGCGATTGCGCCACCTGACGCAGCAGCGAAAGTGACTTCCTTGCGAGTTGTTTCGGTTGCAGCATTAGCAGTTCCATTCGCCCCAGGGTCGCCCGTGTGGAGTTTGACATAGACATTCGCTGCCGAATAAGCAGTTGCATTGCCTACTGCATCAAGGAATTTGTTTGCTAGGTATGAACTTAATCCTGTTGCCATTACTCATCTCCCTCGATGAACTCTTCAATGACTTCTGCGATGCGACCAACTTCGTCACGAATGACCTTCTTGCGAACCTTGCGTCGGTCGATTTGATTTGTGACTTCGACCTTCGGTGCTTCGACATTGACTGTCGGTGCATCAACGCGAACTTCAGGTGACTCAAGCATCACCATTGCAGGTTCAATGTTGACATTTGGAGCGGCAACATTGACAACAGGTTCAGGCATATTGACCACAGTTCCATTTGCGCGAGCTTCACGAACATCGTAAGCAGCCGCAGGGTCGGCAGGATCAATCTGAGAAATTGGTTGAAGTTGTGAACTTGGAACGCCGGTGTGTGCGATTGGAACCATCTCAACTGCCTTCAAGACTTCTTCAGGATCAAAGCCAACTTGGACGAGTTTGCTCACAATGTCGGCACGAAGATTGAGTCCGACATCCTTGGCATCGGCAGCGTCAATGTTCTGCAATGGAACACGGAACTGGTCGCCTGCCTCACCAATCGGAGCCAAGTCTTCAATGGATCGAACATCGTTTAAGGATAAGAAGCCCTCACGAAGTCCTTTCGTATAAGCCTCATAACGCTCAAGAGTTGTGCCACGAAGAAGAGCGTCAAGGTTGAACTTGATAAAGCCATCAGACTCAGGAAGCAAAGCCGACAGGCTCTGCTCTAGGCGCTCAAGGAGCGGACGAAGGCTATGTTGGACGAATGAGAGGTTTTGAGCTTCGACTGAAGCAAATGACATCGCCCCACTCACGGGATGCCCCAAAAGGCTTATAGGAACGCGGAAAAGGCGTGCTATGTCCTCGACATTGAAGCGACGAGCCTCAAGCAACTGAGCGTCAGCAGCATTGAGCGTGAGAGGCTTGAAAGCCGCGCCACCTGAGAGAATACCAATCTTGCCTGCGCGATAAGGGCCTGTATGAGTGATGTTCCAATCACGGCCGATGTCTTG